GCTGGCAATGGTTTTTGAAATGTTAACCGCTCCGGTTGTCAACCCCGACAACGCCAAACCATCTCCCATCGTCAGTTCCGCAACCCTCAACTTCGTAATGTTTGCGTTTTCTCTCCAAGCCATGATGTTTCTCCTTTATAATAGAAGCGGTCAGCCCCTGCGCCCTATGCGCGGCCTTTCGGCTGAGACTGGCTCCGCAGTTTCTCTAATGTGTTTCTGGCGGTAACAATTTTTCCAAGCAAATCGTCCAAAAGCTGGAAGTGGCCTTGTGACCAACGTAGCATCGTCTCTTCTTTCAGAGAGTTATTCTCCTTGGATATCCTTCCGGCCTCATCAATCAGCCAGTCGGTGACAACCTTGAACGCTTCGTTGTGTTCCAGATTGGACAGAGACTCCAAAATCCTGATCTTCTTGTCCGTATCTATCGGGTATCGAATCATTGCAGTGCCGCCCGTACCATCAAATAAGGTGCTCTATTAATGTCAAACACGCCGTGGTTTTTTATAAGCGGTTCTGATATGAAGCCCATCAGGTCCATGCCCTTATACACATAAATGCCGTTCCGCCAGACATCGTTTTCCTGATAGTGTGACCGGTGTTCAACCTTAACGTTTGTTTCCTTTAATTGCTTATCAACACTTTCAGCAGAACTATTCGATGAGAAGACCACACCAGCCTTATTTAGGGTCTTTCCAAGCAATCCCCTGATAATATCAATCGCATCTTTCATATTGTTTGCCTTGTAGTCCCTCGAGTTTCTACCCAGATTATGCTCCAACATATCAATATCGTAGTCTTTCAACTCATCAACGTACTCAGGCATCATGTTTTTCATTGCTGTCCTCCTTGGGGTGTTCCGGCTGCGTCTAATGGGGTAGCACCACCGCCCTGCTGCCCTCCAGGAGCGCCGCCCTTAGCGATAGCCAGGATCTGCTCAGGAGGAACATGAAACATCTGTGACAGGTTTTGTGCGTACATCATTAACTCCTGCTCGCTTATGTTCGGCCTAAACGAATCTCCGTCAGGGACCACCTTATCCGGTCTAATCTTCAGTGATTTAAGCGTTTCTCTCAGCACTTCAGCCCTTCCCTCAAGGCCCATAATCTGAAAATCAAACTGGTTAGCGGTCGTTTGAAGGAATTCCTGCCTGCGAATCTGTAGTTGCTCCATCATGACAAGATATTCCGACGCTCGTGGAACAATCTTGATGTCACCGGTGGCCTTTTCAGGCTCATTCAGCATGATATGCTCCCAGTATCCTTCCACCGACGGCTTAATAATGCCCTCGTCGATGTTCCCAGCCACCGTTTTTAGAACCTTCGCGGAGGCGTTCATCAACATACTAAGCCCTGAAGCGGTCTTTGCCGCACCGCCCTGATCAGACGCTCCGTACATGTAGTTCGGAATGCCTGGATCTTCCCCAGCTTGTTTGTAAAAATAATCATAGAGCTTCAAAAGAACGTCAATGATGGGGTCCGGCTGAAAAAACGTGATAGGAAACCCGGAATTCCCCGGAGATCCGTCAAACTGCCATACCTTTAAAGGATATATCTCATCCGGGTTGGTCGATGGGTCAAGCTGGCTCATGTCAAGACCCACCATGGGACCTGACGCCATGCTCATGTTCCGCACAATAGACTGCAAGCACCCGTTCACCACCTTCAGCTTTGGCTCCAGAATCTCTGGGACCCCCGTTCCCCAGATAGAATCAGTGACTTTCGTAAAAGAAGCCGAATAATATGGCTTTTTACCAAGTGGGTCAGGGTTTAATCTTGCACCAATCACCGTGCTACCAATCATGAAGGCGTCGATGTCATAATCAATCTCAGAGTCCTCTATCTCTTCAAGACCCCAATCAACCAACTTCTGCCCCTGAACACTGCCCCAGAACTCCAAACAATCAATGGTATTGTCGCTCGTAGCCGTATTATCATCAGGTCTGTCCTCAAGCTCCGATCGTTCATCATCCTCGTGCAACCACTCTCGAAGACCTCCTTCTCCGTGTTCTACCAAAACTTTCCTGATAGCCAACTCATCGTACCCCTCCACACCGATCAAGTTATTCAGGTCCTTCCTTTCAAACCGGTGCTTCTGAATTAGATAACTGTCCTGGATCGTTTTGGCGGTAGGGGATGGATAAATATCGAATGGGCTTACCCGGTCGTACTCCCTGGTCGGAACTGTCTCCACCACCGGTTGTCCTTCAGGCCCCCAGTTGAGCGTTTTCTTCATCCTCACCACCGGACCCTTAATAAATCCGGTCGGGAACGTTACAATGTCCGGGATTACATCCTTAATGACCTTGTACCAGCCACCTTCTACCAACCCATCGTTGATGTCAGTCTCCAAGACTTCCGTGTCCTGATCGGCTTTTTCCCGGATATCCTTCAACAACTCATCTCTGAACTTAGCAAGTTCTCGCTCTATCCTTCTTTCAGCTTCCTTAACTGCGTTTGGGTCGTTCGGGTTCGTTATCTGCCTCTGTGCAAACAACATCCTCTCGTACTCGGCTTGCAACTCTACAATCAACTTCTGCATCTCTTCCGGAGCAAGCTGCGGGTTCGGTGTCGTGCTTACTCCCCACGGTCTTTCACCAGGAGGTAGTAAAATATCGTTCAACCATGCTTCAGCTGCTCTACATTTCACAGAGACAAGTTGATCGAACAGACCGCTATCTCCCTGAACCTGGTCAATGCTTGCCTTTTCACTCGCGCTGTACTCGCCCTTCCTGAGACGTAGACTTTTAAGCAAACGATCGGTCAAGTACTCGTCCTTATTATCTCGTGCTTCCTGCCAACAAGTCCTTATGTGTCCACCGAGTGAAGTGATGAACGGATCTGCTTGAATCTCATCAGCAGTCTTCTCGGCGTCCTCTGCCTCGTACTCGTCCAACTTCTCGTTGGAAGTAAACCGAGGACCGATTGATCTTATTTCTGCCATGTGTTGCTCCAAAAAAAAGGCCGATTGCGTCCCCTGGTGGGATACAACCGGCCCTAAATGGTGCTCGCGTTGTGATTTTATTTAATTGTCAGTAATCTTGATGCTGATTTCCTTTATCCGTATCATTTTCAGGTCTGGTTTTCTGTCGTATTCAACAGTACACCAAAGTCCGTACTTATTGCAAGCACTTATAATTTCATGCTCGATTTCTTTTGCTTTGGATTTAATCATTCCCACCTCCCACTGTCCACACCAATGGCGGGGTTATGGGGTTCATCGTTATCATTCATAATACGAAGAAACGACCATCCAATTTCTATTAACACGTCATCGCCGATTTCTTGAGGGTCGCTAAACTTATTAGGGCATTTCATATATAACGTCAATAATCTATGTCTTGTGCCATTAATCATTTCTCACCCCGGAGCATACGGATATTTAAAGGATTCACGCCGTTGAGTGTTGAAACCGCCTTGTCTCGCATCCCGTGTTCTCGTTGATGCTAAGTAAAAGTAGTTCGTAGCATGTCTGTAATGATCATCTGCTATCCTTCTGTAACGGTAAACTCTGCTTCCTGAGATATCATCCTCTTGCAGAACTTTAACTATCCCCGTCATGTGCTTAATATATACATCTAATTCATCGGATCTTCTCGGTAGTTCTAACCTGCCCTTGTTCACCACCAGCTCGTGCGTAGCATCACATACTTCCGTTCGGTTGCAGGTAACAACACCGTTCCTTTCGTCCCACGCAAATGCGCCCTTCTGTCGTTCCTGGTAGTCACACCCAAACACAGGATACCGCTCCGCTTCAGCAAATTCACGTACTTTCCTCGTCTCAGGATATAAATCCAAGACAGCGCACTTCACACCAAACCTTACCCCAAGATCGTGCAAGTCATTAAAAGAGCTGACAGTTGCAACCTTGATGATCTTCAACTGCTTTCCAGCACTCTTCCGGTTACCAATCACTACATGAATGTTCTTGCCAATGTCTGCCCCCATTGAAGTCGGCCCTTCACTCCGAACAGACATCACGTCATTTCCACAACAAGACAACACATCATTTTTCGTAAGCCGGTTCTCAGCCGCAATGTACGCCATCCCTAGCTTAGAGTTATAAAACTCCTGCAAATTAGTTTTCGAATCCTGGAACTGTTCAAGAATCCTCTTCGGTTCCACAAACATCGAATTTAACTGGCTTATCCACCAACCTACCATGTCAGTGTTGACAGGGCTTTGTGCCGTCCACCGCCCGTCCTTCGGGAATATCTCCTCGCCACACTTCTTGCAAGCTCTGTAAACTGAATCGTCCTTGCGCGTCTTCAAACAATCAGGGAACTCCAACTCCAAACAAGTGTAGGCGTTGCAATGCTTACATCTTATCTCCCATACCCTCTGATCACTCTGTTGGTATGCCAAGTCAATCCCGTAGTCCGGGATGCTTGGCGTTGAGAGCTGGAACACTTCACCAACGTCACTGTGGCTGATCCTCTCCTTTGCCAAGTCAACCATGCTACTACTCATCACGTCCCGCTCGTCAAACACTATCCTGTCAACCGGGATTGACTTCAAAGAAGATGAGTCCGCTTTCAAACCTTCAATCTTGGCCGTTTGCCTCGCACTTCTGAGGTAGAGAACACCGTTCCCAATCTTCTTGATCGTCGCAGCTTCCATCGTCTTGCCACCACTCGAAATCGTCTTCACGTGCGTAGCTATCTGAGGGTTATCATATATTAAAGGATTGAATCGGGCCTTAGAAAAATCACTCACGTCGTTCCAGGTAGGAAATAAATATAGCGTCCCAGTCGGGTACCTTCCATAAATATGCCCGTGGATAGTCTTCAAAACATTAATTTCCGTAACCCCGACCTGAGCGCCTTTCTTCGCACACTGGTTCGGGTGGTCGCACTGCATGATGTCCCGCTGGTACTCATGGCCAATCGTTTGAAACGTCTTCCCGCTCTGTAGCTTCACCTTGCCAAGAACTGCCCATGCCAGCGCGTCAGCCGCAAATAAAGCACTCAAGTCCCCGCTTTGGGCTACCTCCCTCACTAATGCCGACGCTTTTGCCATTTACTCCCTTTTTGTTTAATGGTCGGATATCTAAGAGTCGAACTTAGCTAGACTTGCTCCCAAAGCAAGTGGGCAACCGATGCCCCAATATCCGATAATAACCCTTTTTGTTTTTAAAAAAAAATATTTGAATTCTTCATGTTTTTGAGAGTGTGGGGGTATATATACAGGCACCCCGGCCAACTCGCTCATCGCTCCTAGGGGTGGGTACGCCCCCTCCGATCACATCAGATGAGACAGGTTTACATAATAAGTTATTATCAGACGTTCCCCTATTATCAACCACTTACGAGCCTCGGAAATTAGACAACCGGATTACGTCAACCATTATTAAGGACTATTGACTCGCACTATGCTCGACTAAGTGTCTCAAAAACCCATGTTGAATTTAACTCAATCTGACTCAATATCTATAACGTCCCGATCTTCCTGCTGTTGGATCATCTTCATTGCCAAGTCCTTCAGTGCTACCCTGTCCTCTTCCTCAATGACTTGTGCTACCTTGATGCTACTCTCGTTGACTTGCTTGTCTATGTACCCGAAATTGTTCTTTAAATCGAAAATTCCGGCGATGACATTGTTCTTGTTTGTTAGCATGGCACCCATACGAATATGCTCGATTTTAGACTTGGCTCTTTTTATGATGGCAGGATACGGACTATCTCCAGGTCTATTCAAATAATCAAACAAACCTGTTCTACCTGTAAAACCTAAATGAAGCGCCAAAGCTGTAACCATAGGAGGATATTCATTCTCTTGACATGTATTGAAATAATCCTCAATAGCAGCTTCCATGGTATCAGGATTTTGATATAATGCTTTTCTGGATGCCAAGCAATTCCCAGGAAGGAATCTTCCGTTAGCAGGGTCCTGCTGTAATTGAATTGTTTTTTCCATACTCAAAGTGTTAACGACTACCAGCCGGTTTGTCAAGTTTTTTCTCATTCCCCACATAAACAACTGTTATCGTTGAACAAACCAATTAAATAAAAATAATTGAAAATAGTTGTTGACAAACAATGTGGAAAGGCTTATCTTTAGATCAACGTCAACCCACTGCCTAGAACGGCAAAGGAAAGGAGTACCAGATGCTAACAATATCACAAGCTGAAGCGATGCAAGTAAGAGGCCCGGATGGACTGGCAGCTTATGCCCGCAATCATCCTGAATTACATTCCTGGACTGGGAAAGAGATAATTAGGTTAAAAAAAGAGGACTTCATTAATCAATTTTGTAATCCTCCCCAAATAGCACATGTAGCACCGAGTAGCACCGACAACTTGGCGGATATCCTTGCCGCGGCACTGAACGGCAAAATCCAAGGAACTATTGATGAGACAACGGTTTCGGACATAGCAACCGCCATTATTGACCGTAGACTTGAGAATTTCAGACCTGCAATCAAGGAAATTGAAATTCATAACATTGACGCCGACACCACCAAAAACATCGGAATCCAACATT